TTGAACCACCACTAAGAGCTTCAGCTTGCGCTAAAGTCATACCGGCTCTGGCGTTATAATCTCCGTCTGGTGAACCTCCATCAACTGATTGAGGAGCAGTTGCACCAGAATCGTTAAGAACGCCTGGGTTTGAACCGACTTGTTTAATGTCTCCGGCACCGACTCCACCTCTACCACTAGCAGAAGTTTCAGCTCCATCAAAGAGAGCTTCGGTGAATCCTGTGTCTCCACCACCATAACGTGCCTTCATGGCAAAGATGAGTCCTGTAGGTCCACTCATTGGTTGAACACCACAAACATCATAAGCCACCAAGTTAGGCATTGCACGGCGAACCAGTGAAATCAATACTGGGTCAAACGTAGCAGCTGCACTTGCGGCCATGTCAGCTTCCGCCAACATTGAACGTGTCTCTTTGAGTTCACGCTCTTGGTTTTCCAAGATAACTGAGGTAACAGCTCGTTTATAAGAATCTGTGATCTCTGGGAGATCGGGATGATTCAAAACTGGTTGCCACTTTTCTTGGAGTTGTTCTGCATTGTACATATAGTACTCCTATTTAAAGTGATTATTGTTTAGCACGTTGAACGTCACGACCAATGGCTTTTAAATACTTGTCCATTGAATCGGTCACTTCAACTGTTTCTTCTGTAGTAGTTTCTTCAGTTCCCTCTTCGGTAAGAACCTCTTTGGAACCAAAATAACTTTCTCTGATTGTCTTGAGTTTTTCCGTATAGGATTCCTCATCAGAAAATTCTACATCTTCAACCAGACTTTGGAACTTTTCAGTTTCAGTATCAGTCATCCCATTAGCAACGTCAGCAACTAGTGATTCTTTTACAAGTTCACCTTTCGCTTTTCTCAACTGAACATTCTCTTCAATCTGTTTGTTAAGTTTTTCCTCTAACTCTTCGATTTTCGTCAAGTTAGCTTCCAGAATGTCATACTTCTCATCTGGAACATCAATATAGTGGTCTTCAAAAAGATTTTTCAGTCCACTAATGAAGTCTTCTGCAATCTCACCTTTGAGTCCTCGCTCAATAGCAAGTTCGTTTTCAGACATCCACTGTTCAACGACATAATTCAAGTAGTCATCTACTTTTTCAACCAAATCAGTCATTGTCTGTTCGGCCATATCAGTGATAATTTTGTCGTTTTCTTCCTGCATTTTTTCAAGTTCTGCACGAACTTTAGTCTTTACTGCACTCTCAAAAATTGTAGCAGCTTTTGACTTGAATTCTTCGGAAATTTCTTCCCCTTCAACCAATGCGTTTACATCATCAGAAACATCAAGAGATTCTATTGTTTGGTCAATGGACTCTTTCTTCATTTTCTTACTATGATAAGCTTCCATTTCTTCTTCATCATCATCTTCATCCTCTTCTTCATCTTCCTCTTTCATAAGAGTTGTTGAATAGAGTTTTGCAAGATCCTCTTTTTTCATTTTCTTCATATGTTTTACCATTCCATCCATCATTTCTGATTTCAACCTTGGAAGGGATTCTTCAAGTTCTTCTGCTTCAGTTTCGGTTTCCTCCTCAACTTCAACTTCTTCCTTGTACGCAACTCCAGCGGCAGGTTGTTTTGCTTGTTTGACGCCGGATTTGTCTTTTTGTTGGCTTTCGGGTGTGGTTACTGGAGCAACTACTCCACCCTTACCCTTAACGGATTTATGAGCGGGAGTTTCTTCCTCTAGTGTATCCTCAACCACTTCTTCCATTTCTTTATTGAGATTTTCAGACATTTTAAGTCTCCTTAGAGTATTGATTAATTATATTTATAAAATTAGAGTTTTGAAAGGAAAGCTTCAAAGGCTTCTGCCTGTTTATTTGCGGAAGCAAGTTTATGAATCTTTGCGACTTCGGATTCTTTCAGAATACCATTGTCCCAAATCCATTCCTTACCTTCCATAATTCCTTCCACAAACGCTTGCGGTGCTGAAGGGTCTGCAACAATATCAGCTGCAGTTGCAAGGTAAAAGTCATCTTTTACGTAATTTGCATTTCCCTTTTTTTCAAGTGTGCCCATTCCTCTACTAGAGACTCCAAGTTTTGCACCAGAATTTAGAAGTTCTTTGACAATCTTACCATTTGGTGTGTCAAGAATCTTCGCTTTCCCGATGATATTATTACCTTCGGGTACAAGTTCCTCAATCATATGAGAAACCCTATCCAGATTGACAGTAGGTCCGTCTGGATGACCTAGTTCTCCAAAAGCACGATTTTTGGAGACTAATTCTTTATTATATCTTGTCACTTCTTTCTGAAGAACGCCAAGGGGATATACTCTACCATTACGATTTTTGGTTTCTGCTTGCATGAAAACACCTTGTATTTTCATGTCTTTCCCTTTACCTTCTATAAGAATTTCATAATCATCATAAGTTTCCGTAATTAATTTCATAATTCCCCTTAATATGACTTTTTGACTATAAGTGTAACTAAACTATCAGTAAAACCAGAAACAGTGACACCAATATCGGCGGTGGACGTTCCTCTGAGTACAAGTCCAGATGGTCTATAATTGATGTGACCAACCAAATGAGCTCCAGATGCATTTCCTGCTATTTTTATTGAATCTGTTCCACCTCTATCGATTGCTATTGATGCACCAGCTTTAAGATTGTAAAATATTTCTACAATGTCTGCGTTTACAACTGTTGCTTCATTTGCATTTTTTAATTCTGCAAGAGTTATCTCACCATCTGTACTATCTACATGAATTACAGAGGTTCCTATTTTGTTAATAATTTGATTGGCCATGGTTTACCTTAAATTGTAAGCATTTCTTTGTCGAAATAACTCATGATATCTTTATCTTTCACTTTATATTTCTTAGCAATCTTTGAGACAGTTTTATCAAATGTGCTCAAAAAATCGCCAGGTTTTGATTCTAACGTAGAGAAGACATCATCTACAGCTTTCTTCATCTGTGATGAAAGTTTTTTATATTCAGCTGATTTCTTGTGTTCATCTTTTTCACGAACACCATGATACTCATTAAACGTCTTCACTCTCAGTATCCGTTTGTGTAACGTGTTGTGTTACAAATTTATTTGCAACTTGAATACGTTTTAAATCTAAAGCATCTCCCACTTTTTGAGAGATAGTGTTTTTGAATGCACTTTCAGCCTCAATTTTGTTATCATCAAGTAATGCATTAATCATATCGGGTATGTTACTCATAATTTACCTCTGACTGTCGAGTTGGTTTTCTTCTTCTTCCCTATCTGGAAAGTCATCCCTCCTATCTGGAGAGTTATCCCTATCATTGTCATCATCATCGTCTGGTGGTGGTGGTTCCTTGTTAATTTGTTTGTCCATTCTCTTGATTTCCTCATCTGTCATGCGGAAAACGTGTTTCTGAACATACTCTTTTGAGAACCATTCACCAATATAGGGTTCCATAGTATTTAGTATATCTAATCGGTCACGCAATACATCCATGTCTCGCATTTCTGCATAATGACCATCTTTAAGATAGGAATAGTGAATATTTGTTCTTATACTACTCCAATCTTCCTCAGAAATGACCCCTTTCAAGATTAATTGTGTCTTTAACAGGTCATTGAAGAGAACATTGAACTTCTTCCTAAGTTTTTGAATAAACTTGGTAAACTTAACTTCATCTCTGGTAATCTCAGCTCCTCTACCCAGATTAAAGGTAGATTCCTGTTCTAATCTACTTACAGGAATATTGAGTGAACGATAAAGTTTTCTCTGAAAATAAACAATGTCTTCGACTTCACCAAGGTTTTGTCCACCAGGCAAAGTTGTAATTTCTGTTCCTCTTCCACCTTCCCTTCTAGGTAACCAGAAATCTTCCAACATACTCATTTGATTTCTGTCATCTCGTATCTCACCTGTAGCTGCGTTGTACACTAACTTGTTTCGATATCGATTCATGACATCTTTGAGATACTGTTCTGCTTTGATTTTTGGAAGGTTACCAACATCAATGTAGAAAATTCTTCTTTCAGGAGCTCTTGAGATACGATAGATGACTACTGCATCCTCAATCATTCTGAGTTGGTTTACTGGTTTGATTGCTTTGTGAAGATATGATAGAACAATATTTTTAGTAGGGTCATAAAGACCAGATGGACAAAATGCAATTGAATCAGATGTAATCTGAAATGCTCCGCCTGAAGAAACTTGGTCCATTCCTTTTTCATTGAATACGTAATGATCTGATACTACTTTTATATCTGGTGTACCTTTTTTGGATGCTCCTTTTTCTATCTTTTTTACTCTTTTTATTTTGAGACTGTCAATATGTCTTAATTCTTGTATTCCATCTTTTGGATTTGATTCATTTATAATCTTATGATAATATACTCTTCCATCAATATACCACCTTCTGAAAATATCGTGTGCTTTATTATTGAAGTCTAACAGGCGGAGAATCTGTTCAAATTCTTGACGGATTCTTGTTTTTATTTTGGGGGAAAACGGAACTTTGTCTGTTACAATGCTTACTGTTTCTTTTCCAGCTTCTACATTGATAGACTCGTTGATGA